ACTCACGCAATTTGCTGGCGCGGATCAGCGTCAACCCGAAATGTGCGGTCGCAATCGGAGTCAAATCCGTCGCCAGCTCTTCGGTGGAGATGCGCGATCGTGCCTTGCCGTTCTCGTCCAGCATGGTGAACAACGCGGTCGACATATGCCGCGACGATTGCAGGGCGACGATGGCGTCCGCATGCGGGTTTGCCATCATCTGCTGCATGAGATGCGCGACATTCCCCTTGGTGAACACCGTGTCGTAATCAAGCGTCAGGATCGCGTCCGGCTGATCCTGATCGAGGATCATCTCAAGACATCTGGTAAGGGCCTGACCCCAGAATGCACCGCCCTGGCGCCGCAGCTTGATCCCCAGCGGCAACAGCGAGTCGATCGCACTGCCGAAATTGTCCATGAAGCCCAGCCTCGGCACGCTCATCGCGGCCGAGACCTTGATCTCGCTCATCGCAGGTTTGACACCTTGCAGATTGAGCGAGATCGGATAGTCCGCACAATCCTCGATCTCCGATTTCCAGTGTCGCAACAGCACCAAGCCGGCTTCTGCGAAACGCTTTCGCAGATGATCGCGATCGAACAACGCGCGGTGAAAATCGTTTTCGTCGATTTGCGCGCCCATCACCAGCCATTCGGCCGGCATCTGCTCGCCGCGGCCCTCCAGATAGTCCGTGGCGATCTTCTCGAAGTCCGGAACGGCGACCTTCAGAAGGCCGCCGGGCTTGAGCGCACGCACCCAATCAGCCAGCACATCGCCGATCTGACCGTGTGGGAAATGCTCCAGCACATGGCTGGCGCGGATCACGTCGACAGAATTGTCGGGATACGGAAGCGGAAAGATTTCCGATCCGTGATGCTCACGGCCGAGTGGTTTGAAACCTTCCGGCGAGACGGCACCGGCGCCGAGATCGAGCTTGAGCATTGTCGCTGGTTTTCCTCTGTCGGGAGGGAGGCGCGGGAGGGGACCGACATCCCCTCCCGCTGGTCAGCGCTGACGTTCGGTCCCCGGTGTCGGCCGGGAACTGAAATCAGATTCAGCCATCGATCAGCGAAAGCACACCCGCTTTCGTTGCGTCGATCGGGGCGTTCTCACCCTTGCCGAGATTCGCCAGGCCGTAGAACGTTTGCGTCGTGGTCGGCGACACGACGACCGACAGGTAACGCTTGCGCGCCCGGCAATCGACGTTGAGCTTGTAGTTATTGATGCGGCCGATGCCGACAACGAAGTCGACGTTTGTCGCCGTCGCGGAGCCGCCGCGGAAACCCACCACGTCGACAAAGTTGGTCGCCGTGGTGTTGTCGGACTCCTGAAGCTTCAGGATGCTCGGGCTACCGGCCTGGGTGGAGGCCGACTGCGTCGTCGCCCACACGTCGATGGTGGCCCAATCGTAGCCCAGCGTATCGATCACGCTCGACGTGGCCGTGCCGGCATTGCTGGCAGAGACCGCGTTGATCGCGACGGCTGCTTTCAGTTGCGGATTCATGGAAGTCGCCTTTCTACCGAATCGGTCGATCCGATCGTGAAAATGGGGAAGGGGGAAGGGAAAGGGATACCGAGCGCCGCCGCCTATGACGGCGGCGCCACAGTGATCACGTCAGATCAGGTCGTCCCGACCAGGCCGACGATGGGTCCCGCGTTGGTGTTGTCGCCGAGATCGTGATTGACGATATCGATGCGCTCGGTGCCCAGGATGCCGATCTGATCCTGTTCGAAGTAGCGTTCCTCGGAACGCTTGATCGTCACGACACGCCGTTCACCCATGGCGCTGGCGAGCGCGAGATCACCGAACAGCATCATGACGGTGCCGTTCTGCGCCGACGTCACCCGCGGCAGCTTCTGCGTGATCACGATCGGGAAGCCCAGATAGCGGTACTGGACCGAACCATCGAGCGTGGAGATCGAATTGCCTCCCGCGGCGGCGACCAGGCGTTCGAACACCGTCGCAAACCCGAGCGACGATGCATAGAACTTGGCGCGAGCCAGAGCGTACTGCGGCAGCGCGCCCATGAAGTTCGTGATGTCGGTCGTATCGATCTCTGCGAAGGTGTCGTGGCCCGAGGCCGCCGCAACCTTGCCGGCGTTGTGGGAACCGTCGATCAGCAACTGCGTGATGCCGCGGATGCCGCCAAAGGTCGACGTGCCGTCGCCGTTGAAGCCACAATCGTCCTCTTTCGAGGCGAAGGCGTAGGCGATTTCACGGGTGAGCGTATCGGCGACGCTGATGATCGCGTCCTCGTTCAACTCGGTCGAAATGCGAGCGAGTACGGCGAGCTTCTTGGCCACCAGGTTGACGTTGTCCCAGGAGGCCGAGCTTTCCGTTGCGGCGGCGCCTTCCGCCACGAAGTACGCGGTCAGACCGCCGACGCGGCGCGGCCAGTCCAGCGTATCGGACGTCATCGGGACGACCTGCGCATTCTGCCGAAACACGCCGAAGTCCTCGCGCAAGTCGATGATGGAGTCCATCATCTCGGTAGGCACCAGGAAGCCGCCCGCGGAGTTGACGCCCTCCGATTGCGCCTTCGTGATCAGGACCCCGTTCTCGCGGCACCACTGGCGGGCCTCCTCGTCCTGGAAGATCGTGCCCTTGAGCCATTGCCCGACGCGATAGGCGCGCTCTTCCGCACCCTCGCCGGTGAACGCCTTGAGCTTCATGAAGCGCTTGCGCGGCTGCGCGAAGACCTTCTGCTGACCTTCGACCGGCTTCGCGAGGCTCGACTTGAGCGCGACGACCTTCTCGGTCTGCTCGATCTTCTGCTTCAGCGCTGCCGCTTCGCCTTCCAACTCGGTGAATGCCGTCGAGTCGGCAGCATCGGCCACGTAATCGTCGGCACTCATCTTCTTGTTGAGTGCCTCCAACGCATCGATCTTCTGCGCACGCAAAGCGCGCAGTTCGTTCAGTTTCTCCGACATTTGAGTGAGTCTTTGCAGACATGGGACAGCGCTTGCTGTCCCGGTCGCCCGGCGCCCTTTTCAGGCCCGAGGTTGGTTGAGACGGGAAACGCCTCAGCCAGATTTCTTGAGGAGCTCGATCTTCTGTTCGCGGATCATCTTCTCGCGCCGCCGCGCTTCGTCGAGGCGCTTCTGCTTTGCGGCCCGCTCGATGGCTTCGACGCGAGCTTGATCGACGATCGCCTTGCCACTCGCGATGACTCGCTTCTCGCACAACGCCAGCGCATCCTGCACTGACATGCGGTCAAGCAATTCATCGACGGTACCCGGATCGTTTCCGCCCGCCTTGATCAGTTGATAGGTCCGCTCGAATTCCTCGCGCGGCAGCAGCGCTCCATCCGGGGATAGCGCCCAACTGTCGAGCACGTCCTGCAGGAATTCCTGCGGCAGCTTGATGTTCGCTTCCAGCGCCTTCGCCAGCGCCTGGGGATTCGCTGGGATTCCGACCAGGGAACACTCGACCAGCTCGGCACCGTTGAACTGCAGACCGCCTGTCGGCTTCTCCTCTTCGTCCAGAATCAGTTCGACCTGATCCCAGTCCGGAAGGAACCCGATCGACGCCGCCTTCAGGCCCCCATGTTCGATCATCCATGCCGCCTGATCGATTTCAGGGACTGGGCCGCCGGCCGGATGCAGGACAGCATCGCCTTCCATGCGAGGCGGACGGCCGCGCAACTGCTTCTCGATGTTGGCCCACGTGCCTACCGACCATGACCGTGAATTGTGAAACAGGAATGCCTGTGGATTCTTCTCGAATTCCGTGGTGCTTAAGCCACTCGTTACGACAACGTCGCCGTAACGGTCGACGGCCTGCGACGTCATCACGAAGCGCGCGGACCTCCGTGCCGCATCCCACGTCGACGGTGCCTTGGCTATCTTCAACAGGACTTCGCGGCCATCTTTATCCCCACGAAGATGATGCTCGCGCATCTTATGCGATTCATCGGCGGAAATGCGGCGCGTTTTCATGAGACTGCCCGATTGCCGTTGAGGTGATGATGATCTTCAAGCAATCCCGCGGTTTCCGCTTCCTCGCGGGCGACAAGCATCTGCGCCATGGCAAGAAGTTGCTTGCTCGGTGTGGTTCCCGGAA